ATAGATTGGGCAGAACCTTATCCATGGATTACAAATCCTGAATTTTGGAATGAAAATCCTCCAGATAATAGATTTCCGTGTGTTGCACAATGTCAACAATATCTTCCAATTGGTCAATGTACTAGTGGTCCTTCTTGGGGTACATATTGTGATTGTAATTGTTGTGAATTAAGTATGCAACCAGGTTATAATACAGGTACACCTACTTTTTATTGTGATTGTGGTGGTTGTAATTGGCAATATTGGTTGTGTGTAAGTTTGTGTGCAGCTGCATTGATTGGAGCCTCAATGGGAGGTGCAGGTGGTAGAGCAGGAGCTCATGGTGCACCACCATCACCTGGCTCTGGAGCTGGTGGGAGTAGAAGACGTGTGGGTGGACCAATAAGAAGAAAACCAAGAAGAATGAGAAGAAGATAAAAAAAACAATTTTTAATTAATTTAATATATATTTATATACAATAACAATGGAGGTTATAAATGGCTGAAGAATCAAAATTAGCAGAAAAATACGAAAACGCAACTAAATTTTCAGAAGAAGAAATGAAAGTTGTAAAAGAAATTCAACAAAAATATGTAGATGTTCAACATAAACTTGGACAATTATCTGTAGCAAGAATAAGATTAGTTCAACAATTAGAAGCTTTAGATAATTCTGAAAGTGAATTAAAACAATCATTTGTAGAAACACAAAAGTCTGAAAAAGAATTTATTTCTTCAATTACAGAAAAGTATGGTGATGGTGTATTAAACCCAACTACAGGTGAGTATAACACAAATTCTCAAAAATAAACTCGCTGTTTGAGCAGTTATATACCTATTTATATATGAATTAGACTATCTGTGCACAGGATAGTTATTCACATAGATTTAAAAAATTAATCGATTAATTAGGAGAAATATAATGGCAGAAAAAGTAGTTAGTCCAGGCGTATTTACCAACGAACTGGATCAATCCTTTCTACCTGCAGCTATCGGTGAGATAGGTGCAGCAATAGTAGGTCCTACGGCTAAAGGACCAGCTATGGTGCCAACAGTTGTATCATCATTTTCAGAATTTGAACAGACATTTGGAACAACTGTAAAAAGTGGAAGTAATTATTACACTTATTTGACATCACTAGCAGCTCAAAATTATTTAAGACACGGAAATAAATTAACAGTAGTGAGAATACTTGATGGTAACTTCTCACCTGCATCAGCATCAATATCTAATGGTAGTACAGCTGGTGTTGGTAGTGGTTCTATTATGATATTAAATGGGTCAGATGTAGATCATGTTTTTTCAAATGATAAATTTACAATTGGTGGAACTGATTTTATATTTGTTAGTGGATCTGGTAACGCGAAGGTTGGACAGGTTAACATAAATACAGATGGTGTATTTAATCAAACATCTACTGATATGTACATTCACTCATCATCAACAGCTGCAGAGACAGCTGCAAATATAGTTGATGTACTTAATAGTGGTAGTGTTCACGGATTGAATATATCAGCTTCAATTCAAGCTGGTTTTACTAATGTTGTACAATTTTCTGGTACAGGAGCTAGTCACACACTAGCATCTTCATCTCAAGATGGTACTAAACCACAGATATTATTTGGAGGATCTCAAGCAGTTACTGGAGATGCTGATAATGTACCAGTATCTACTTCAATGGCTGGAGCAACTGGAACAGTTGGTTCATCAACAACATTTGAAATGTATACTTTAGATGATGGTGTACAAATGAATAGTGTTGGAGTAGCAGATACAAACTCTTGGGGTACTGGTTTAACAAATCAAGTATTACCATCAGGTTCAAAAGATAATATCAGATGGGAAATAACAAATGTAAATAACAAAAAAGGTGTATTTACATTAACTATTAGATCTGGACAAGATTCTAACAAGAGAAAACAAGTTTTAGAAACTTGGAATAATTTATCACTTGATCCAACAGCTAACAATTATATTGAAAAAATAATTGGTAGTCAGGAATTATCATATCAGTTTAATTCAGGAGATCCATTTATTCAACCAATAGGTGATTATCCTCAAAAGTCAAAATATATTAGGGTTAAAAATGTATTACAAACTCCTGATTATCTTGATGAAAATGGTAATTTAACAGATTCAGCACAATCAGCTTCCTTACCAGCACTTGGTAGTGGTTCTTATAGTGGTGGATTTGAAGGTGGAACAGATGGAACAGCTGGAATCAATGGAAGTAGATATGGAGCTAATTTTGATGCAGTATTCTATGATAGAATAACTTCAGCTACAGGTACTGATGTTCAAGGATTCAATATATCTAATACTTCAAATCCTAATGGTGGAACTGCTTATAGTGAAGCATTAACATTATTAGCAAATCAAGATGAATATGATATTAATATGTTAATGATACCAGGTGTAACAAACGATGCTGGTTCGGCCATCATTGATAAAGCTATCACTACTTGTGAAGATAGAGGTGATTGTTTTGTGATTGCTGACCCTGTTGGGTATGGAGCTGGACAGGCATCAGCTATAACACAAGCTGAATCATATGACTCGAATTACGCAGCTATGTATTGGCCTTGGGTACAAGTACAAGACAATAATCTTGGTAGAAATGTATGGGTACCGCCTTCAGTAGTACTTGGTGGAATTTACGCTTTCAATGATAAAGTTGCACATCCATGGTTTGCACCAGCAGGTTTAAATCGTGGTGGAGTTGATACAGCTATTCAGGCAGAAAGAAAATTAACTCATTCTAATAGAGATACAATGTATGAGTCTAATTTGAATCCAATAGCTACATTCCCTGGACAAGGGGTGACTGTATTTGGACAAAAAACATTACAGAAAAAATCATCAGCACTTGACAGAGTGAATGTAAGAAGGTTAATGATTAAAGTTAAGAAATTCATTGCAGCTTCTTCAAGATTCCTTGTATTTGAACAAAATAATGTTCAAACACGAAGACGATTCTTGAATATAGCTAATCCTTATTTAGAGCAAGTTCAATCTAATAGTGGATTAAATGCATTTAAAGTTGTAATGGATGATACAAACAATACTCCAGATGTAGTTGATAGAAATATCCTTTATGGACAAATTTTCTTACAACCTACTAAAACTGCTGAGTTTATTGTATTAGACTTTACAATACAACCTACAGGAGCTACATTCCCTGAATAAAGTAGAATAAATACTTAAAAAAGAAAAGTGGCAATAGAAATATTGTCACTTTTTTTTTATATTTATTGATATTTATATATGAAAATATGTAACAAATTATAGTTACTTAATAGGAGAAAAACAATGGCCGAATTGATAAGTGCAAATGATATAATGTTTACACCTTTCGAACCTAAAACTCAAAATAGGTTTGTATTTAATATTGATGGTATACCAGCTTATACAATAAAAGCTGCTAATAGACCAACAATTACATTTGAAGAGATAGCTCTATCTCATATGAATGTTAAAAGATATATAAAAGGTAGAGGTGAGTGGCAAACTTTAGATATAACATTATATGATCCAATAGTTCCATCCGCAGCCCAAGCAGTTATGGAGTGGGTTAGATTATCCCATGAATCAGTAACTGGTAGAGACGGATATTCAGATTTCTACAAAAAAGATGTTAATTGTCAATTGTTAGGACCTGTTGGTGATATTGTGGAAGAGTGGACTTTAAAAGGTGCTTTCATAACATCAGCTAACTTTGGTGCTTTATCATTTGATGCTAGTGACCCAACAGATATTACTGTAACATTGAGATATGATTACGCTATATTACAGTTTTAATTAGAATTAACCACACCACAATAAAAAAACCCTTAAATTTGAAGAAATATTGAGGGTTTTTTTTATTTTGTATATATTTATATACGAATGAAGTTATGAGGTTTTATGAAAAGTTTTAAAGAAATTATAGAAAAAGTTTTACATCACGAAGGTGGTTATGTAAACGACCCTAAAGATTTAGGTGGTGAAACCAAGTATGGAATCACTAAAAGGTTTTATCCAGAT